TGTCGTTCTTGGTCACAAACTTCTCGGCATTCTCTTCACGAGTTTTGCTCAAAAGAATGCTCAGGCGTTTCACTTCATCGTGAGACACCTTTACCCAGAACAACAGCAATGCTGATGCAAAGGAAAGTATGACGTTCCAGACCATGAGTTCCATGTCAGCAGTTCCAAGCTCTCAAAGATTTATTGATCCGTGAGTTCGGGTCTTTGGCCGTCTTCTCGCTCGTCAATTTCTTTTTCATGCCAGTCATCCTTGCGCAGAAAGAGTCTCGGCGTGAGCCGCCTTCCGGCTGGGGAGGTTTCAAATTCATCCCTTGCTTTTTGGCGGAGGCTCGACCCTTGGCGTTCAAGCCACCCTTTGGGTTTTTGCCTTCCTTGCGCTGCCATGCTGGTGACTTAGCCATAGAAAATTGTCAATCCGGTTTGGTTGGTCAATTGAGCATAAATACCACTACGGGCCAAAACACCTTCGCCCGGGATCAGCAAAGTAGTTACGTCAGACGCGGTGTTGGTATCAATCGAAATCAACCAACGTGCGCCTTCTGTACCCGCTGTGCTTGCTGTTACGGTGCCAGAGTTGATGTCTGTCACTGTGTAGGTATCAGCAGTTAACACAGTTACAAGGTAGTTGCCGTTAGTGGCTGCACGTCCTGAACCATCCGCACCAAACGTAAGGCCCACAGCATTACCTGTAGAAAGGCCGTGTGCTACGTGAGTCACGGTTACGGTTGTACCTGAACGGGCGTAAGTAATAGCTACTGGGGCAGTTGTTGTATCCCAGAAGTTAACTGTACCTGCCGTAGCAGTACCCATCGTGATTAGACCCTTGAGGCGATAACGCCCCACTACCATCTGCCCACTTACGTTTAAGTGCGCCGATAGAACGTCATATTGCATCGTCATAATTAATCTCCTTTAAAACAGGGGCCAAAGCCCCAAAGATCAATTAGGCGGGAGTGATGGTAGTTGTACCGTCAGAAGAATCAATCCATGTGCTGTTAGCCAAAGCGCCTTGAGCAACGTAGAAAGTCTTGGTAGTTGTGTTGTACAACGTTTTGCCCAAAGCCTTACCAGAAGTATTCACTGCGTTGGCAATAGCGCCAAGGGCAGCAGATGTAGTGGTAGTTGAAGTCAAAGCGCCTGTAACGTTGCCAGTCACATTACCGGTCACGTTGCCGGTGAAGTCGCCGATGAAGCCGTTTGCGGATGCTACTGGGCCATTAAAACTTGTGCGTGCCATGATGTATTCCTTACATACAAGTGAGGTGCGTTAGTCTGTATGTCGTCAGCCGGGACTGTCTAATGCACCGGATAACCCCGGAGTGATTGCAATATACATCAAATAAAAAGTGAATGCAACAAATAAAAAGGGCCCCCGAAGGAGCCCTTTCTACGGCCGGGAACCCCCAACCCATTTTCATCAGGTTGAACCTGAAGAACCCCACATACCGAGGGGATCAGACCAGCCGAAGCTATAACGCTCACGGGCCTTGTAACGAACGTTACCTGTGTCGAAGTCGCCGTCCATGCTGTTTTGCAGCGGTGTACGAACGAAGTGCTTCAGACCGTTAGGCACGTCAGTTGTCAAGAACCAAGCGTTTGTGTCTGTCAAGAAGTGGTTGACAGTGTAGCCTTCAGGGATAGCGCCCATCTGCTTGATAGCATTGATGTCGTTATCGGCTGTAGCAACACGCAACTCTGTGTCCAACAGGCGTTTAGCCGTGAACATCAAAGCTGGGGGAACAATCAACTTCTTAGGCTTAGCAGCGATCAGCAAACCACGCTCATCTGTCCAAGCAGCGATTTGAATAACGGCGGCTTCCAAGGAAGTCTCGTTCAAGTCCACTTGAGTAGAAGGAGTGTTGCTGTTAGTGCCACCAGAAATCAAAGGATGGTTTGCGTTGAACAAAGACACGCCGTCGCCACCGGGGTAGCTAGAGGAGAAGCCGTTGTTCAAGACTGCAGCAGCCTTAACTTGCTTGGTGTAAGCCATGGCACGAGCCAAAGACTTGGTGTAACGAGCAGACAAGCTGTCGTACAAGTTATCTTCAATCGCTTCTTCAGTGATTGAGAAACCCAAGGCGATGGTTTCGTGTGTGTATCGTGTTGACCATGCTTCTTGTGCGTTGTCATAAGCGATGGCAGAGCCCTCGTTCTTAACAGGTGCAGCAGAGAAACCGGACAGTTTAGTCTCTTCTTCGAATGAACGCTCAGAGGTCTCTGTTTCGTAGATCTCTTTGTGCTCTTCGCCGTAACGAGCATACTCCATACCGAACAAAGCGTTCAGACCGGGGAGCAACTCTTTCAGCAGTTGTGCGCGTGAAATAGCCATGATTTAGCTCCTTGATTAAACGCCAGAAGCGATAGTGGTTGTATGAATCTCAAAGTTCCAACGAACGATGAGCTCGGGGTAAACGACGTTGCCAGAACCGTTGACATAAGATGTCTCAGGAACCACGTCAACAACGTTCATTGGCAATGTGCCGGTGGTAGCAGAGGCAGCAACTGCAACTTTACTGTCGCCAGTAGAAGTAGAGCCAGTGTTCTGAACCAATTCTACGTTAGTACCGATAACGGTGTACTGTGTAGTAGAAGAAGGCAACAAGCCAGAGGAAGTGTTATCTGCAGTAGTACCAGCAGCGATAACAACTTTGAACAGCGTGTCAGGGTCATTAACCACGTAAGCGGTAATATTTGTGCCTGTAGGCGCTGTAGTGTTAGCGGGGAAGTACTGAGCAAAGATGGTTTGACCTTGCGCGTTAACGTAAGAGCAGCCCAAGAAAACACCGATCACTTGCGACGTTGTAACAGTTGCGCGAGCAGATGTAATGGCGGACTTGATAATAGTACCGTCGTTAATCATCTCGACAACATCACCGTAGAAAATGCTGGTGTTGTAAGCAGAAGCAATCTTGTACTGGCGAGTTGCGCCTGCGAAGGGCGTACCACCGTACAGATTGATCGGCTTGAGCCCGTAAGGGGCATTTACCGTTGGATAAGCCATAAAAGACTCCTAATTTATGAACCAGAACCGAAAGTGACCTTGGTTTTCTTTTCTGAGAAAAGGGGCATCCGAGGATCGCTTTCACGAAGGAAATTGTTGTCCACTGAGTCCATCTGAGCTTTGTTTTGGTTGGAGTAATAGTCCATCCGTTGTTTCAAAAACTCTTCAGGGATGCGGCAGAGCAACAGACCGCCCACTTCAATGTTGCCTTTAAAGCGACCTTCCGTGGTAGCGTGCATCATGAGCTCGGGATAATCATCTGCTTTGCAGGGTTCGTATCCTTCGCGCAGCTTAGAAGAAATGTTACTTGGATCGGCAGTACCCATAGTTGCCGTGCGCACCCAACGGTGTGACCAGCCCGGACGGGGGTCAGGACTAGGCAGGACTTCGGGAGGACGCCACGCTTCAGGGCGTTGCATCACTTGACGAGTATCCGCTTCACGAGCAGTACGGTTTTGTGTCTTTCCAGACGTTAAAACTTGATCCATTATTCACCTCTTTTTAGTTGAGCAACCTGTTTAGCGTAGAGTTCAATTGGCACCCCAAGACGGCGAGCAATCGCTGCTTCGGATGCTTTCAGCCTAATACGATTAGGCGGAGTGCTACGGGAGGCGGGAGCCACCACATTAGCGGGTTTTGTTGCACGGCGCGGAGGTTCTTCCTCGTAAGCCGGTTCTGATACCTTTTTAGAAGATGTATCATCTTCTTAGCTCTGAGTATCATCTTCATAATACTCAGGAAATCGTCGGCGCATTGTAGCGTCTACTCGTTTGTAGTAATCATCGCTGCCCACGAAGTCAGCACCTTGTTCCTTAGCCAGCTTCTGATGCAACCCGAGGGCGGATGCTGTCATTTCAGGATCGGTGCCAAACCAAGTGTTTTTCTGCATCCAACGCTGATCGCGCTGTGACACATTAGGCTGATTTGTACTACGTTGTTGTATTTGTACATCATTTTCTTCGGCTTGTAAAGGCCTCATGTTCTGAACTTTATCTAAATTCAGTGTGGCCTTCGCAACTTCGGCTTGCGCTTCTACAACGGCGTCGGAATCACCAGACTCATAAGCCTCTTTGTAGCGCTTTTTAGCGTTCTCAAATTCCATCTCTGCAGATGATTTGGACTGCTCAATGTACGCTTTAGACCCAAGCGACACTTGTTCTTGTAGCTTGCGGTTTTGCTCCCACAATTGCTTGGCCAGCTTCTCAGCCGCTTCGCGTTCACGCAGTGCTTCTTCTTTCGCACGGCGTTCATCGTGGTAGCCTTTGCCTAACTTTTTGATGCGGGACTGAACTCTCTCGTCATACTCAGACAGTTCATCCTCGGTAACATCTTCCACCTTTGTCTTCATGGGCTTGCGGCCACGATCTTCTGGTGGTGTGTCGTCTTCGATTTCTACATCGAAACCTTCGTCTTCTACTTCTGTATCTACGGGTTTACCCTTAGCTTCCTTTTCATCAGGAAACTCAAAGTCATCGCCCTTAAACTCTGCTTGTGCCATGCGTTAGCTCCTTATGATGCACGTGTAATGCCACGGGGGTCTTCCACGACTGCTTCAACCGAATCATCATTGAGGATACGGAATTCACGGCCATGAATCTTCAGACGGGTGCCTGAATTTGGTCGGCAGATGATGAAATCACCTTCCTTGCAACTCGGTCCGCTAGGGAAACGAGTGGTGTCTTTGTAGCAGTCAGGCCCAAGCTTGACGACAAATAGAACAGGAGTAAGCACTTCTTCATAGTGCATAGACTGACTGGATTTAATAATCCCTACGTCACTCTCAGCGTACTCTTGCATAGCTTCCGGCACAACGCACAAGATATGAAATGTGCGTGGATCAGGCAACTGCTTAGCTTTATCTTCGGCAGGTTTGTTCAAAATGCCGGACAAGTCGACAGCAGCGACGTTAAATTCATTCATCGGATTTCTCCATTTTTTGCACGAGCTCATTAATGATGTTTTCTGCGAGGTTGAGGCCTCGGATGACCCCGCAGACTTGGCGATACTCTTCTATGTGGTCGGCTCTACCCGCTGCTACATAGGCTTCTCGCTCTTGTTTCAACTTATCAATTTCTTTGACGACATGCGCCAAAAGTTTGTAGTCGTTCAACGTTACTCCTTCTTAGGTTTTTGAGATGCTCTTTGTGCAGACTGAACTGCCATCTGAGCGCGGTGCTTAGCGATATCAACGCCAAGTTTGGTTCCTTCAATAAGCTGTTGCTTCTGAAGTTTGTCTTTTGCAGCGGCTGCGCTTGCACCAACTTGCATAGCCGCGATTTCTTTTTGCGCCGCGATACGCGACTCCTCAATCCTAAGTTGGTCAGCTTTAGCTGCCGCGTCGATTTGTTGTTTCTGTGCTTTAAGCTGCAACTCTTGCATCTTGATTTGCAACTCTTGTTGCTGCATCTGTACAAGTGGGTCTTGAGCTTGTTGCTGTGCTTGCTGCTGGGCAGCTTGCGCCTGAGCTTGTTGAGTCAAACGAACAGAGGCTTGTGCAGAAAGTTGTGCAACTTGTGCAGCCACTTCTGGAGCCATGTTCTTCTCTTGCTCTTCTGTTGGCAACAGGAGACCAATACTT